ATACGAGATAGGAATGTGACTGGAGTTCAGACGTGTGCTCTTCCGATCTCCAATAAATATCATGTTTGGAACTTTTGCAAGACGGTCACGAAGAGCATGCATATAGAAAATTGTTTGAATTATGACTTCCATTGCATGTAATCTCTTGTCAAGATGCTTCTCAAACTTAAATTCCATTAGCAAGAATAGTTCAGACTCAACATATTTAATATCAATATATCCATCAGTGTCATCAGAGTCACTTGGCTGTCCGTGTTTGAACGTTGAACGAACAGCTTGCCAGTATGAATTTTCAACACCCTTTTCACGAGTTGCTTTATTTAATCCGTCAAGCAATTCTCGTGTGATTTTGTTTGACGCTTTCACATCTTTTATTGATTTAGTCACTATAATCTCTCCATGAAATCGTATTATCATTTTCTTAATTATACTCAATGTAACTAGATGTGAGAAGAGCATAAGGGAAATTGCCAAGTATCAGCATGTATACAATCTAAATCCCGTATCATTCACGGGTTTTGTTTTCGTATTAGAATACAGTAAATATACCAATGTGGACGACTTATTAGAATACTTGACAAAATTCAGGCTGTTTTCAATATATCGCTCAACCAATGGAAAGATAGAAAGCCGTGCTGTGCTTGGGCTAACATACAAATTGACTATTTGACCTTTCCAACGAAATTTTAACTTTTTGAAGCGCAAACTGGACGAGGGTCGGACTTAAAACGAATTGTCATCAAAACGTGACAATACAACTAACAAAAAAAGGCGGATTACCATTTTAGGTAATCCGTCGTAATGATATTATCTAGATTTATTGTAATGTCATACTTGCAGCCTTGACGTCTCCTTCGTCGTCTGTCTTAAAGTTTCCTGATCCATCCGACCACGTGATCAACTTGATAACCTTGTCTTGATAAACAACAACATCGCCAACGAGTGGATATACTTGTTGGTTTTGTGGAAGCTTAGATTGCCAACCGTTCCAGTAACTAGTCTCTAGAAGCCCAGTTGAATCTTGAGTTTTTCCAGCGTCTTTGTCAATTCCGACGGTCGATGTTGTATATTGATGATGCCAAGTCACGGGTGTCCGTTTCTGTTCTGATGATTTAGCTTTGATTTGCGCAAGAGCTTCTCCAGTGCTAAATAGTCCAAAATCACTAACACTAGTAATTTTTGCAACTGATCCGTCGTTACCAATAACAATATCATCAACTTGTGGTTTTAATTGTGAACTAGAATCATAATTCATTAATCCTGTAATTGACACTGAAAGATTAGCAGCTGAAGCGTTATACATCCACACCGAGTGTCCATTAGATCCAGGAGCTCCATCTGTTCCAGCGTCACCAGTTAGCCGAATCACATTGCTGTCAATCTTAGCAGTTGTTCCATCTTGGGAAGCAATAATGAAAGCAACATTAGATCCGGCCGACGTTTGAGCAATAATGACATCACCAGCTGACGGTGTTACATTAACAACTTGTGATGTCAACTTAGAAATTGCAAATTCATATGATCCACCACGACCATTTACGGTTTCGCTACTTTGCCAAATGACAGGACCGCGTGCTCCATCTTTACCATTTTGCCCGTCTTTTCCTGGTTGTCCGGGCTGTCCAGCAGCACCTGGTAATCCTTGTGGACCTTGCGCACCGTCATGTCCGTCGTGACCTTTGAGACTAGCAAGCCAATCAGTTTCACTACCAGAGAATCCATTATTAACGGCGATTTGATAAGCGCTTTGCCCATCTTTTCCGTCCTTGCCAGGTTGTCCAGGCTGTCCAGCTGGTCCTTGTTTTCCATCAGCACCTGGTAATCCTTGTGGACCGCGCAAACTTTCAAGCCATGATGTTAGATCACCTTTAAATCCTTGAGTCACAGCTAACTCATAAGCTGATTTACCATCTGCACCAGGTTTACCATCAGATCCATCTTTTCCAGGTTTACCATCAACACCAGATTTTCCGGATGGACCAGCGGGGATGCTTAAATTAATTGCATATCCAGTTTCACTAGTTTTAGTTAAACTTGCACTAGCAGTTTGATCACTAGCAATGGTTTGAACTGTTCCAATTGACAAGTCAGGCTTTACAACTTGATTAATTCCTCCAGTTTCTCCTTTTGGACCTGCTGGAATTGATAAGTTGATGGTATAACTGCCATCATCATTCTTTGTTAAATCAGCTTTAGCTTCTGATCCGGTAGGCAATGTTACAACTGGGCCAAATTTGAACGTTGGAGTCAATCCATCCTTGCCATCTTTACCATTTTGCCCGTCTTTTCCTGGTTGTCCTGGCTGTCCAGCAGGACCTTGCTCACCATCATGTCCGTCTTTACCGGGTAATCCTTGCGGTCCTTGAGGTCCTTCAGGACCAACTAAAGACTTAAGCCATTCAGACTCTGTTCCTTTGAATCCTTGTTCCTTGGCTAATTCATAAGCTGATTTACCGTCAATACCGTTCTTTCCATCTTTACCAGGCTGGCCTTGTGGACCTGCTGGGCCCTTCTTAAGTGATTCGAGCCATTGAGACTCAGTTCCAGAAAATCCTTGATCAACAGCTAATTCATAAGCTGATTTACCAGGCTTACCTGGCTGGCCGTCCTTACCAGCTGGTCCGGGCTCACCTTGAGGACCTTGTGATCCATCTTTTCCGTCTTTACCTGGAACGGCCTTTTTTTCAGCTTCGGTGATAGCATCATTAAGCTGTTTCTTAAAATCATCAAGCGTAATAGTTGTGATCTTTCCACCCTCAAGATTATCAGCATTACGATCAATAGTTAGATCTAAAAATCCATCACTTGGATAAATGGTTGTCTTGGGGCCATCTTTTTGTGATACCCAAAGTTCTAATTGATAATTACCGGGAGCCAACTTAGCAAGATCGGCACTATTAACGTTGATGTTATTACTACCCACAATCAATTTAGCTGGTACGTCAGCAACATGTGCGTCGTCAGTATCAATGTGAATAGTTGCGATGTCTCCGGCCTTAAAAATCCGTGGCTCATTATCATCGTGAGCAGATAAAATTAAGGTTGTTGAGTCATCCCCGGACTTAATTGTTGATGTTTCATTTACATTTAATAATTCGCGACTCATTATATTATTACCTCTCTTTACTTTTACTTAAAGCTACCGTATGGCTGATGTGTTGCGGCGTTACGTACTACAACATAGCCATATCCGTTTTGCCGTGGTTGACGTACCCAAACGTAACCATCGTGTGCAGACCAAGCGTCATATTTAATTTCTGAGCCTGGATTTAATAGAGCAATCCGAGCAGAAGTCGTACGAGAACCCCAACGAAGATTTAGCCAATAACTGCTTGTGAAAGTTCCGTGTTCGCTATGCCAGGTGTCACCCAAACCATCACGCCAAGTGCTGCCTGAATTATCTGATTGTTGGCTAGTCTGTTGATTTGCACGAATTCGCAAGGTTTGTCCTGGGTATAACATGCTATTGATTGACCGGCCGTTGATATAAGCCAATTGATACATTGACATACCGTACTTATTAGCAATTGCCCACCAGCTGTCACCATATCGGACTGTATAAGTTGACGTATTGGATTGAGCGGGCTGTTGTTTTGGCGTGGTGGCTGGGCGATTTGCTGGCTGAGTCACGGTTGGGTTTGTGTTCTGTGTATATCCATTGTTTGTAATGCCCGTCAAGTCAACGTCTCCGTCTAATCCGCCCCAAGTGTACGTGCTGGTAAATTGGAAGATTGCGACGTTATTAAAACTTGGGAAAAATCCATAGTTTGGATATCGTCTGACCGAATAGTCTGGATATTCAGCAAGCCATAACGGATATTGTGTGGAGATATACTGTAAATTAATGTGATTTACTAAAAAGTTCTTATAACCGTATAAAACCGGCGTATAACCTGCTGCCTTGATCCGCCCCAATGCATATAACACTGAATCAGTGTCTGGGTTTCCACTCTCAACATCCAATGCAACGATCGATCCTCTAGGTGTTTGTACACGTGGCAAATAATAATTGAGCATTTGGTCAGCTTGCCACCGTCCCGAAAATTGGGCATAAATGTATGTGTGAACATGTTGACCACGAGACCGGAAAGTCTGGACTTGACTGTTATAAGTCCAATGAGGAACAAAAGATCCGTTATAGTATCCGCCAATTTGGCTAAACATAAACTTTTCATCACCATACCCTGGCTTTCCGTATGTCCCTTGATATTCTGATTGATCAGTCCCCCGGTCGCCAACGGCGGCATGGCTTACACTGCTACCTGCCGCAATAAAAAAGACGGCCGCAATTGCAACCGTCAGAAATTTAATCAATTTGTTTTTGTGAAACAAGTTAAAGTCACTCCTCACTATTAACTATTATTTGTAATCTTGTAATCAAAATTACGCGTATATATCAGCGTTTTTAATCAACTTATCGTATAATCTATCGTTAAATCGTCATATATACGACTTAAATCACTTTTGAGCTGATTTCACGGAATCACTTGCTGCGCTTGCACTTTCGGCGATTTGTGTTGCAACTGAGGCCGCAACACTCGCTGCCACCGACGCTGCCACCTGCCGATTTTCAGCAGGCAAAACAGACGTTGAAACAGTAGAAGTTTGCCGTGGCGCGCTGATCTTTTCTGGATTGATAATCTGGCTGGTTGTTGGTCCTTCAACGAATCCAAAAATCGATAAAATCGTCAAAATTGTGTTCAAAATTGCTACGGCCTGATCCTGATGAGCTGGCACAATATTAAACATTGCGAGAATCTGGTCGACCAGTACGATTACCAACGTGATAGCACTAACTAATACAGTTTTGTTAATCGTACCGTCGGCATTCAAAAACTTATGTTGTAAAATCTGCTTAATTTTGTTTGTCATTATGATCTGTACCTCCTGTATTAAGTTGTCGGTAAATTTCATTAATACGTTCTTCGTCTCTGACAAACTGGCGGTCATGCTTTGCGACATGCTCGGTTAGTTCTTTATATTGCTGATCTCTCTTATCGTTAGCTTTAACAAGTCGATCAACAGAATCAGAAAGCTTGTCGATTACTATACTGAGAGGATTAGTCAATTTATCTTTTAAAACTAAGATAAGAAGACCGCTTAGCGTACTAATGATAAGGATAATAACGGTAATGACTGCTGCCCAATCCGCCGCCGTCATCCCCAATCCAACCCATTCGCCATTGCTTGCTGCAAATACTATATTTGTTAACACCAGATATCACCCCACTTTTTATAGCATCGGAGCCTGAATGTCGTTTCCATCAATTTTCTTGTTATCGATGTTTTGGTTAACAGTGTTAACTAATGCTGTAACTGCACTAAATAACGTGTTGATATGATTACTTGCTGTGTCAGCAGTATCTGAAACATCTGACAATTGCTTATTCATTGCTACTACACTTTGGTTAATATCGTTTACTGACTGTGTCATATCGCTTGCATTCTCAACAGCAATGCTCATGTTAGTAAGTGAAACAGTGACACTGTTGCTGAGACTGCTTACTGAGTGACTTAAGGTTGTGACTGAATTGCTTACTGCATTGAGTGAATCAGTTAAATCATCCGGCATGTTGTCCACGGCGTTAGACAAGCTGGAAATCGATTCAGTGTGATTAGAAACCGCTGTTGATACTGTGCTTGCGTTTGTTTCATCAATACCAAGTCGATCATTAACACTAGAAACCGCTGTTGAATTAGCAGCAATTGAATCAGCGTGATTACTGATTGAAACCGAATTAGATACTGCTTGTAAGCTTGCAGAGTTAGCCGTGGCTTGTGCTGTCGTAACGTTGTTAGATACAGCTGACAACTGTGCATTATCCAAACTGTCAATCGTAACGGCTTTAAAGCTGTTGTGGCCTGTCCACATATTGTCATCATCCTTGGCAGGAAAGTCGCCTGATTTAATTGAATCTTGGTAACCTTTAACAATGGCTGAAGCATTCTCACCAGCAATTTTTACGGCTTCGATTCGATCTTTTGCGGTCTGAAGCATCCTGTCAACTGACGAAATGTAAATCGTACTGTCAACATCACTTACATCAATTCCGTTTTCAGCAACATAAAAATTAACGTTGACTGTAGAAGTACTTGTAGTGTTTCCTTGACCGTCTTTATCAGAAATTACAAAGTAAGCATGTTGATATTGTCCAACGTTCTTATAAAATGGAGCTGGAATGCCAAAAACCAACAATCCGCCCTCACGTGAAACCCAATTCAACGTAATATCTGAAATCTTAACAACACCGGAAGCGTCCTGTCCGCGTAATTCAATTGTGCTGTTTGTCATGTCGTGCGGCTGGTCGTCGTCAGTAATAGCAAGAGGAACACGGCGCATAGTATCACCTTGTCTACCATTCATTGCTGGAATATTAGCTGTTTTGGTTGGGTCAATGGTTGTGTCAATAACATAATATTCACCTTGCTGGTCTGGATCATAAGCTGCTAAATGTGCATTATCCATTATTTAGATCCTCCTTATTATTAATATTTTTGTAATTTGGTTAACGTATTATCAATGGTGTTAAAAATATATTGAGTCGTTGCAAACGGAGCGGCTGGTCGTGTAATATGGCTGTTTTATAATTTGTTAAACAATTCATAAAACTTATCACGGATCTGTTCAGTAGCTTCACGTTCATATGCTGAATACCAGCTATTAAACGTTGCCGGTTCGTCTAATTCAATCGGTTCATAATTCAAATTCAAATTGAATATGTTATTTGCAAGTTTAACGATCTGAGAACATTGATTGTTAAAATAATCAATTTGTTCTGCTGTTGTCATCTTTGACGTTTCGATATTTAACACCTCGATTTTTAAAATAAAAGAAGCAACTAATTCTTAAGCTGCTTCTTAATTTCTTTAATTTGTTGTTTCAGTTCATCTATCTCGTCATTTTGATTATTTACTTTGTCGGTTAGTGCCTGAACAGCTGCAACAAGATATCCAATTGTTTTACTATCATTACGATGTTTACCATCGTTTGTCAGAAGTTCACGTGGCGCATTCCACTTTTTCTTTTTATTAACATCGTCAATAATCAACGAAGCTTGCATTTCGTCTGGGTTGTCAGACTTATAATTATACGTGGCAATATCTGTGTTATTGATAACATTAAGAGCATGTTTTTTGTCAAGCGGCTTTACATTCTTCTTCAGCGATAACCTAGATCTTCCCATCAGCGATGCATCAATAAATCCAGCCTGAAGAGTCGCTAATTGTCCAGGATTTCGATTATCCGCATCGTCATACCATCTTATGCCATTTCTAACATATGAATAATGACGTAGCTTACCGTTTTTATAGTCTCGGTCTTTGATGTTATCTCTGAATGTAAATGCATTTGATGTAGTGGCAAACAGTCCAGATTTAAACAATGTGTTTTGCCCAAAATAAAAAGTTGAGTCAACATAATAATTATTTTTATTAAAGGTTGTTGAAATATTGTTTGCCCAATCAATTTTCATAAGGTGCTTCCACTGGCTGTTGCTTTCATCGTCTTTTGACCAGTTCCCATCACGTAAATGTGCTAGGTGCTTGCTATCACTTACACGAATATTCCAATCGTCATTATGTTTGTTAACGGTAAAGTTTCCAAATGAAGAGATGTGAGCATGAGTGCCATGATCACTAATTGGTAGATACGCTCTAAACGACGGTAGGTTTTGAGACGTTCCGTTTGGACCAGCTTCATCATTCGGACGATCAGTACCAGGATCAGAGTTGACTTGAGGCAATCCTGTGTCACCTTGATCTACCGAATCGTCGCCTAATCCTGAATCACCAGAATCATCCCCGGAATCATCTCCTCCATCGTCAGAGCCATCATCATAATCGTCGTTATCGTCGTTATCATCACTCAGCATCTTAAATGCAGTGACTGTAGGAGATAGCTCGGTGTCGTGAACAATTGTCGTTTTTAATGTATCCAGAATGCCAGGATCAACATTATTTAACGTCAATTCACAACCTTTCGATGAATCGAATGGATACCAACGATATCTACAAACTCGTACTAAATAGACCTTATCACGAGTTCCGATACTGTAGGAATCTCCTGGACTAGGACACAATTCAGTTTGGCCTGGGTGGTCAATCTTGGCTTTTACCGTAATGACTGGATCAAGTACCATTTTTTCACGTGCTGCTTGTAATGCTGCACTTTTGACGGTGAATCCATTGTCAAGTACGTCTGGGGATGCAAACAGTCCGTATTTTGCAATTGATCGTTGTGATGAAGCGACAAACGGCTTGAAATAAGGAATATTTTGGTTAACAAACTCGTTTCCGTCGTCTTCACCATCATCGTTACTATCGGACTTACGTGAATATGTTGCAGCTTTAACCTCAATGGCGTTACACATTCGTGACATATCAGTTGTAACCTCAACATCAGATGCATTTGCCATTGCGTCAAAACGCAAGCCGGTATCATTGTTGACAATACGAACAAGATCACCATTTTCATCACGTTTTTGTTTATACCCACAAATGTAAATGTCGAACCCAAATGGATAAATTAACGTTCCTGGCCAAATTTCTGTAATATGCGTCAGTAGCTGCTTTCCACTCCAATGGCGAGCACCTTTGACAGGCCGAACTGGGAAATATCCTACCTGGTGAAAACGAAATGACATATCACGAGGCCCAACATACATATTTGTTCCGTCCAAGAACCAATCAAGCAGTGCCTGCAAATTAACGTGAGCCACACGATTACTATCGTCGGTTGACGAAGCGTCTGAATCGTCGACGTCATCTGATTTTTGAATGAGTGGCTTGTTTTGTTGCACTCGATCAAACCAAGCATTTACTACTTGGGTTGCATTCACTGTTGCAGTAGTCGCTCCTTGATATCTCTGAGTAATAGTCTGCACAACAAATAACTGATCTCCAGCATCAATCAGTGAACCTGGTCGAATTGCTTTGAATCCAGAACTTCCATCGTTAAAAATTGGGAAACTTAACGAAAAATCACTATTATCAGCATATGTTTCTTCGACTTCATTTCGGTTGTAGCATGTCAATGTATAACTATTGCGCCAATTTGTTTCTTTCATGTCGATACCAGGCTCAAATTCAATCACCTTGAGTACGTCAAAATGTTTACGTTTAAAGAATCCCATTATAGTTATCACCTCGATTATTTAGAAATTACTGAAGTAGAACGACGTATCGATATATGCTGACGTTGCATTTGTTAATTCAATCGTGTTCCATCCTGGATTGAGCCAAAAATCAGTACTTGACGACAAGAAATTGACGCCATGATATGTCACTTTACGGTTTTTAGGATTGATACTAATAACTTTTCCAAAATTCAATCCCAACCAAACGTAATTTCCGTTGATTGTGTCGTATCCTTTACGATTATTAGCTACTAATGACGTGTTATTAGTCTTGTTAACAATCGAAACTCCACTTGTACAACCGTACAAATAAATATCAGATTGCATAACGGGATTGCTAAATTGAATAACACAGTCACCACCGATCCAAATTTTATTTTCTCCGGGATGAAGCTTCCAGCTTGGCTTTCCACCTTGTAGAGCTGACTTTGGCATACGCAAATCACGTACAACATATTTTCCAAATTCTTCTTCTAGCAGACGTGTATTGTTTGAAAACCACATCCCTGTAGCGTTATCCATTGTGACTGTAAAGATTGCATCGTGTGTTGATGTTGGTTTAATTTCAATCTTGTTAACATAACAACGTGCATGAATGGCTGGATGGTAGTTTGTTTGAATAACAAAACCAGCTTTTGACGAAAAGTAAGACTCAATGTCATGCTTTTTGTCAATATAATCACGATAGTCCGTGTATTGGAGCCAAAAATTCAGTTTAATTGGCGTCTTTTCAAGGGAATTATACTGAAATCGTGATCCATCAACAGCAGAATCATTTGTATACACATTGTTAATCGTTGGGTTGGTTTCAATATCAAGAAAATGTAGATTTGGACAAATTGTTTCTGCACTGACCATTTTTGCTTCATAGTGATCATTCCACCAGGTATTTCCCATGTTCAAACCTTGATAATCACGATATATACGAATTTGAATCCGATCTGAATTCCAATCTGCTTTTGGATCAACTTTAAATAATGTCATCATGTGCCTCCTTTCGTATTAATACGTTAGTCCAGACGTTTGAGCATTTCTTAATTTGCTACTAAAGTCGTCAAATGCCGTATTGGCATTGTATCCTTGTACTTTCTTTGTAGCATCGATTTGAGCGCCTTGTCCATTTACAAGTTGAGCTGCAAAATTGAGCAATTGATCAAATTTTGCGTTAAGCTCAAGTAGTTGAGCATGATCAGAACTACTTTGTTGTGATACTTGCTGATTACCATTACGATTACCGGAATAAAAATCGACAAGTTGTCCCATCAGGGTCCAGGCTCTGTCTTCTTTCATCGAATCCATCGGAATAGCCATTTCTGGTCCAGCTTCTCCAAATACTGACGCTGTTGATGCTATTCCACCATTTGCGTATTCTGCAAAATCATGATCAGCTTTGCGAATGTTCTCATGATACCAACGGTTTAACCGTGATCTGTTAAGATAAGCAAGATTACGCTTTTGCTCGATCTTATCTGAAGTTTTCTTAAACGACTCATTAGCTTTGCTAACAGCACTCCAATACTGTTTGTAAGCTCTCATTTTTTCCTTTTCGCCTTCAGATTTTTCTTTTAATGTATGGCCACTAGCTATCTTCTGATAAGCTTGATAAGACGATTCACTCAATGTTCGACGCGCTTGCTTAATTGAATCTTCACGCTGCTTTTCAGCCTCTGCAAGCTGTTTAGTAAGATCTAGCAGTGTTTTTTTGATCTCTTGCATGTATTGCTGCATCTGCTTTTTCAGTTCAGCGATAAACTTTTTACGTTCTTCAGCATGCGCAATGGCTCCAGCCGCGTTAAGATTACTTACCCAACTTGAAAAATCAGCAGTTCCAGCAGCAAAATGATTAACAGAACGACTCATCAATTTAGCGGCGTCATCACCATTCAAGATTTCTGCACCTTTTGGAACATACGTTCGCAAATTACGCTGATTTGGGAATAGCGACAATTTGCCGTTATATAGCATCATTTCACGCCATCTGCCATTAGCCGAATTGGAATCATTAACAACTGCGATCTGATCTTCATCGATAGATCCAGTACCGCTAGCATAATAATGTGACGGATGTAATACACTACCAGAACGACCAATGTTTGCTACTTGGTTATACACGCCTTTGACAATCTTTACTAATCCGTCCCATAGTCCTTTTAAGAACTTATACAGACCAGTGAAAACATCTTTGACAATCTCAGCAATGCCGTTAACAAATCGTCTGAATCGTGGAGATTCTTTATATAATTTAGCAAATGTCTTAATCAACGCATAAGCTGGAGAAAGCTTAACTATTGCAACAACCACGTCTTTAACAACAATTAGTAATCCACGGCAAAAGTCACGGAATTTTTGACTATGAGTGTATAATGCTACAAATCCAGCGACCAATGCTGCAATAGCTGTGACAACAAGCATAACTGGGTTAATGTTCAATGCCGCATTAAAAATACCCACGGCTGTTGCACCTGCACGATATGCCTTAATTCCTCTTGTCAGCGCTCCAACGAGTGGACCAGCGATTGACGAAGCAACACCAGTAACAAATCTAGTTGCTGATCGTAACTTAGTAAATACAAAAAGACCAGCTAAAACCCGACCAAGCGCTTGAACCTTAGAGCGATTTGCAGCCAGTCTATTCAACGAATTAGCTAAATTGTTAAGCATTTGAGCAGTTGATTGAGACTGCTTACCTGCCTGTTTTCCTCCACCAACGAACAGATTTATAAAAGCTATCACTGATTTAATTGCAGCTCCTAAAACTGCAAAACCAGCCTTACCAGCAGCTCCTATTAGGTTAAATGAAGCTTTGATAGTATTAGCATGCTTAGCAATAAGCTGAGCTAAACGCTGTACTCCGGTGCCTGCAGCTTGAACAGCACGATTTAACGTATTAGTGAGTGCTTGTGGATTTGAACTTACGCCAAAGCTACGCATTACAAGCTGCATTCCGCTATTTACTTTTTTACCTAAATTCTCAAACTCTGTATCAGTAGCTGGATCAGCTACCCATTGACTGACCGTCTTATAAATAGGGCTTTTCTGTTTAAGAATCGGGTCCATCACGTCTCCTGACAATTGCGGAATCTTAGACATGATTTGTCGTCTCATCCCGTCAAGAGTACTCATCAGGTTTTCACTTGACTTCTTGTAACGTTGGCCAAGCTCGTTCATAACAGCTTCAGCATCTTTAGACTGAATCTTTCCAGCGCTAATTTGCTTACGTAAATCAGACATTGTCAGGCTTCCGTTATGCTGCAATTGACGTTCATAATCAAGCAACGCAGATGAAAACATTGGGAAAGCGTCACTGATTTGGTTTAAGTCCCCTAATTGCAGCGTTGAACTTGACAGCATATGAGTAAAGTCCATTCCAACTTGCTTTAGTCGATCTGAACTCAACCCAATGGCGTCGCCCATCGTCAGGAAACTACGTGTAAGTTGCTCAGTCTCAGGCTGATTATCAAATACGTGGTAAAATTGTTGACTCAACTCATCAGTTAATTCAACAGGTTGTCCCAACGCATTACTCATATTAACAATGCTTTGACGCATGTTGTCAGCCTTTGAAGCTGATCCCATCAAGGTATCCCAACTGGCCTGCATGACCTGTTGCTTCTTGTCAAAGTCTGATCCGGCCTTAACAATTCCAGTGATACCAGTCTTCACCGTGTTTAGAGCTGTTGAAAATCCATTTACTAATGCAGTTCCGGCGAAAGTTCCGGCAAAGGCTCCATGCAATCCTCCGACGCGGTCACGAGTCTCTTGGATTTTGCTATTTGCATTAACCACAGCAGTAGCTATACGGTTCCAGCCTGATGGTGACAGCTCACGCATTTGCTCAGAAGCACGCTGTTGTTGCATCGTTAAGCTAGCTAGCTTACCACGGGCATTTTCAAGTTGGTTAGTAGTTGATCTTAATCGTGAATCAATGTTGTTCGCTTCAACAAGAGCTGATCGATAACCTTTAATTTTTTCGGTTAGTTTTTCATAGGTGTCCGTGTCACGTCCATTTTCTGCCGCTTCGTCTTTACGAGCCTGAGTTGCCTGCTTGATCTTATTTTGCAGATCAGAAATAGTATTAGCTTGATCTTTAGCTACTTCTACTTGACGTGCTTGTTGCTGTTCAAGTCGAGAAACAACGTCACGCTGACGATCAATCACATTACTAAGACCTTCTGCCTTAGCCTTTGCAGCGTCATATTGACTACCGGCTGCTTGAAGATTTGCAGCATGGGCTTTAACAGCCTTGTTAACGATATTGACTGAATCTTTTAATGCTCTGAGTGAACGATTCGCAGGAGTAACATCAAGGGCAACCTCAGTAGCCATAATAGATGTTATTTTTTCAGCCATTGATTATCCTCCTTCCTGTTGTTGTTTTCGTAATTCAGCCTTTCGTTTTTCAACTAATGCAGACAAGTCAACCAATCCAGACTGTTTACGTAACTGTTGGCGGCTAGTATGACGTTTAGCAAGTTCTTCATCAGAAAGATTATGACCTGGTTGCAGATCTTCAGCTGTTTCTGATTTTTCAGCATTCATAATCCGCATAAGTTCAAAGTAATCTGTATTATCGAATTGCTCAGGTGTCCAGTGCATCAGCATTAGCGACTGTTTTTCGTAATAATAAAAATTATCTATTTCAGCATCTAACGAGAGCTTAATGTTCTTCTTGCGCTCCAGTGCTTTTCTTAGGATCAGAATCAGCCTCAACATTCTTTTCAGTTGCAGAAAGTGCCTTGTCTGCTTCCTTTTGTGACATACCACGAATCATTAGAGCAAGTTTTGTATCAATTTTGGTTAAATCGTCAAATTCAACATCATCATTAAGTTTCTTTGCTTGATCATCAGTTAGATTTAACGCGTTCTTTGGAAAATCAACACTTTGACGTGCCGCATCACGTTGAATCTTAATCTGTTCGTCGAAGTCGTCGATAGTTGAAAGTAAATCCATCTTTGATTCTGAACTCAAATAATCTAGAGCCATTTTGATCATCTTGTTGGTATGACGTACTTCAAATGACTTGTTGAGTGGTTCAATATAGAGTTTTTCGATCTTCATAGTTTAAGTCTCCTTTATTCAATTTATGTATAAAAAAGACTTGGCCCTTACTATGCAGGCACCAAGTCCTATAAAATATTAAATTAATGGGTTGACGATGCTACTGGCTTTGCTGATGAGTCAGACTTGTCATCCTTGAAATCACCATCACCTTGAACTGGAGCACTCCAGCCAAATGCTTGTAATTCAGTTGCAGCACTTCCTGTTTCAATATCACCATCAGCCATCAAACCGCCGATTTCATCATCATAATTTGCGTTAAAAGTGATTTGATCATATACCATTGTCCGCTTACTGTCCGTGTTGGTAGAAAGTGATACGCTTTGAACACTAGCACGGCACTTTGGCATAACATATAGATGATCGCTGTCTCGGCCAATGTTTGGAGTAACGACTGCCACTCCAACAATTGGCAACGTGTCACCATCAACATATAAGTTTGAGTTTCCAGCCTTCTTCTTTCCAGTTAATGCAGCGATCAGCTTTGATCCAGCACGTACTGCAGTCAATGTTAAAGTTGGCTTGGCTGGTTCTGCATATGTGTATTGAATTTCGTTTGAGGCAACAATGTTGCTCAAATTACCAGACATCCCCTTAAAGTCAGCCTTAGTGATACCAAGGTGAGAGTGATCACCGATCTCAATAACTTTTCCATCCGGTGTCTTAACATACGCGGTTTTAATACCTTCAGCCATATTATAATTTCCTCCTTAAATTAATTTTGAATTGTTAACATAAAATGTTGTCATCAGTTGATTCGTGTCAGGATCTATCGTATGACCGTGATTATCACCGAGATCCCAACCATTATGAACAAATAGACGATATAATTCAGTCTCTGTTGTCTCTGGATCAACTGTTATATTTTGTTTATAAAACATCTGGACTTCAATTCGACGATTTAATACGTCAAAATCGTTCGAAGCCCAGAGATCAGGTTGTGTACTAACATCAGTAATTCTGATTATAGTTTTATCAGGATTACCGACGATTTCAGTAGGGATGTTGAATGCATATACTGCATCAATACCAGAAACGTTAGCTGATTCAATTAATTGCTTAGCTTCTTTAACTGCTAGCATTATTTAGCATCCCCTTTATTCTTTAATATTGAGTCAAATTTTGCTTTTTCTGTTAACAAAATTTGTTTACGAACATTCGATGAATGACGTAGATTATCGATGAAATGGTCTCCTGTGTATTGAGACCAGCCGTCATTTACGCGCAACATGTTGATACCATGGTATGGATTGTCCCAACCGACAATAAATGCACCAATTTTCAGATCACCAGCACCCGCTTCACGGTCTTTAACCATTCCGATGTGATCACCAGCATGTCCGTATGTTTCGTCATTGTGACTTGAATAGTGTTTTGATTTTGTCAGCTCGCGTAGTTTATCTTCAAAGACTTGCGCACCTTCCATCGCTACATCTAACCGATCAGCATCAGACATGTCATAACCATTTAGTTGTTTGACGAACATATTCAATGCTTCGTCTAAATTACCGTCAATCTGTACCAATTAGCTCACCTTCTCAACATGTTTTAGTGTCAACAAATCTAAACTGTTATACGTTGAATTGTTGACTGAATAGTTAATACACTTGAACAAGTCATCGTCCATCTTCACATAAATTACTTTTTGACGTGATAATGTTCGATTGTGTCTAATAACTATCAACACTGTATTTTCATATGATGTTCCGGCAGCTTGGAATCGATCACTGATCGTTTGGTTACGTCTAGCAAAATGCAGCTTTGCAATTTGCTTAAATGTTGACGTATTGACTCCAGTGAATGGATTCTCGACAGAAGCAGGAATACCGAATTCGGCAACATTGTTAAATTGATATAGATTATATGCTATTCCTTGCCATTCTTGCTTTCGGGCCATTCGTCATACCTCGCTTTCAGATGATCAATCATAATATTCACTCCAAGCGGAAAACCTCCTGATAGTGACCTATCGTAATACATTGCTGTCGTAAGCGCCTTAACCGCTCGAATGTAGATCGGATCAGCTTTTGCGGAGGCGCTGAGGTTTGAAGTAAAGCTGTCCATAATGATTTCTGATGAATCTTTGATTAATTCACTAATAACTGCATTGTTTTCTGGTGTTTGATCTAAATTCAGTTCATCAATCATTTCGTCTGTTGAAACAACTTCGTCAGTTAAATTGTCTGCCATTATCTACATCCTCCTTTGTAATTGTGATTACTTACCAGTTGAGCCAGCAGTCTGATCAGAAGTAGCAATACTCTTATCGGTCAACTTAATAACAGAAACTAAATCCGGACGAGCATTAACAGTATCTGACAAGAGCATAATTCCTAAATAAACCATGAATACGTCGTAAGTGTCGTCGAATTGACCAGATACTTGACCAAGTTGGAAGTTGTACAAAACTTTGTTCAATGGAGCGACTACCGCAACCATATCACCAGCCTTAGTACCTAGCAGTTCATCAGGCAAAATAACAAGATCCTTGCCAAATAGACGACCTGGTGTAGCATTAGTTGGGTCTGGTTGTAACATTGGCCGACCCATGCCATCCTTGATCTGATCAAGCTTGTCAAAAGCACTGTTAGTAAGCAAAATTTGTGAATTAGCACGATCAACAGGTTGAAGATTTGCGTTTAGTGCATGCTTAATATCAGAGATAGCATCTGTAGCAGTTACAGTGTGTCCAGGATTATTCAGCAAAGCCTTTGCTTGTACTGAATCCCAGAAGTTATCAACACGGGTACTAATTTGGTTTTGAGCTTCAGCAACCCAAGCTGGAGCAGTACCAACCTTAGCAGTACTCATAAGTAATTCACGACTAATAGGAATTTGTGCAGCATGTGCTCCTACTGACCAATTGAATGTCTTAATTGCTGACAAACCAGCAGCCTTAGCATGATCAAATTCTCTCTTATCGTAAAGTCCTTCTGTTTGTTCAGTAAAGTAAGGCTGCTTTCCTGTTGGAGTGCTTACACTGACGTTGTTAGCGTATTGCTTTAAACGTGGATATTGATGTACTTCATGTGTAGCAGTAAGAATCGTTTCAGGAATAACAACACTACCCGTTGGTAATCCAACATTTGAAGCAGTTTCGTCACGCATTTCTTCATTAGCAATGTGACCGGTCAGCATAAAATTCTTAAAGTTAGTCAATTGTTGTGCATTATTTGCACTATTTGGTGTGATATCAATTGTCATGTCTCGTTTTTCCTCCTTTTGGTTGTTAACAGTTGATGCAACTGACGTAGTATTATCAGTTGAACTAGATACAGCAGAACTTGCTACTGAAGAACTAGCAGCACTTGAAGCTGTTGAACTTGCTACAGTAGAACTTGCTGCTGACGATGCAGATGAGTTTTGGTGTTCTGTGTCAGTTTCTTCATCGGCATCAGAATCTGCATCACTTGCATCATCTGGATCATCATCGTCACGCTTTTCATCATGGTGAGATACAAGCTTGTTGTACTTTTCTGATAAGTCACGTAATTCTTCCTTAATGCTTGCTAAATCATCATTATCTGATGATGAATCGCGCTTTTCTTCAGCGACAACGTCTGTCTTTACTTTCTTGTTATCGTTATTATCAGTCATATTGTTTAAATCCTCCTTATCATCTTCATCACGTGTTACTTCTACTGATGTTTCGTTGTATGCCGGAATTGCTGTCAATGTTAATTCTCGAACTGTAGCTATCTTATGAATATATCTAACTGTTTCACCAGCCGAATTTCGAACATATTCATCATATCTTGGATCAACAGCAAACCGGAAAGAACAACCCTTGATGTTACCAGCAAGAATATCTTGCCTAATGTCATTTGCAAGAGTAGTGTTTGGCAATTCAGCCGTAAATTTAAGACCATGGTTATCAATTGAAATCTGTAACGTTCCAGAATCAACACGGGCTAGAGGCTTATTCAAGTCATGGGCGTAAACTAACATAGTTTTACTAAAATCAACATCATCTAGTGCATGTGGCATGATGTATTCTTTTCGCGCTAATCCAGTTGATACCTGATTGAAAACGCAAGCATAGCCTTGCAGTTCTGTTGTTCCATCTTTATTTTGTGCTGCTCGCAGCTCTCCATCCATAACATCAGCAATTGCTTGTTCTTGTTTAGTCTTCGTTGTTTTCATCCCCTTTCGTGGTTGGTGGTGGTGACGTCACCGTGTATTTATCAATATCATCATCAGAAATTTCATCTAGTCCCATTGCTCCAGCATTCTTAAGAATTTGAATTGCCAAATGTGGAGAAATAACAGGACTCTTGCTGGTTGACAGTGATACAACGTTTTTAATAAGTTGCTGATGGTCAACGTCAATGCTTGACGCAAAATCAGCAGTAACATCACAACCAAACTTCAATTCTAATTCTGAAATAATTGGTTTGAGATAGATCGACAAGGCGTTTACATATAAACTAGTCATTTCAGTTATTGAAGATTGCTGATCACCAACACCATTAAGAAATTCAGTTGGGATGTTAAATGCTTTTGCAATTTGAGATTGGCTAAACGTTGAATTTGATAGTAATTTGTCTAAATTTGGGTTGATTTGCAAAGGCTCGACGTCCATTGACGTATCCAGAATGATTGCACGTCCAGAATTTGACCCGCTAACAGACTTTTCAAAATTAGTACGAATGTTTTCCTTGTTTTGATCAGAAAGCTTTGTCGTTGGCATCTTCAGCGTGAACGAAGGAGCGATTGCGTGGCTAATTGCCTGAACTGCTAGACGATTAGAGTTATTTTGGATTGAAACTTCACGAGCAAGGCTAACCAGTGGTGAAATCCCACAATATCCATTGGTTTGCGCGTCACTTCCACTAACTAAACAACGAAAATGCAACATATTACGTGATGGAACAATATATTGGTGTCCATTTTGTTCTGCAATGGTTACCTGATAAACAACATCTTTAATGTCATCTGTTCCAGTTTCGTTAACGATCTTGATTTGAACGTTATTTGCCGGAACATGAATCAGTTGAAGAGGCTTGTCATCATTATCACGAACGATCATCACGTAAGCATTACCTGTTAGGAGCATTTGACAAATTACTTTTTGCCAAAAACTAAAGCCGTTAATTAACGGGGATGGTTGTTTAATAACATGAGATACGTCTGGATTTATAGTTTTGAAGTCTATTCCCGCGATATTTGCAGAAATACGACTGACAATCGCAAAAATATCACTATTTGTTAACGCTGTTGATGCATTAACTGTGTTAGAAATGAAAGACTGACCGTCGTTTCCAGAATTTACAATAATAGGACTTAACGTCTGAGACGATAAGTCCATATCACGTTTATATTCGCGTTTGAATAAGTTAAATAATCCCAAGTAGTCACACCTCCTTAAAATGTGAAGTTACTCCAGTAATCTTGTGCTCTTTGCTTTGACCATCCAGCCGTTGGATCTGATGAATCATCATGAGCGTCGGGGTCAATGTCAATAAAGTAGTAAGGAATACGAGTGAAGCAGTTAATTGTTGCGTCAACTTCATCAATTTTGTTATGTGATTTTTCCTTATCAATCTTAATACCATTATTATCTGAAACCGTAATAGCGTTCCGTAGCATGTATTTAAAAATTGGGTCGTCTAAATAGTCAATTTGTCGCCGGCCCATCATTTCTCTGAAGTAAGTGGTTGGATCGTTGAGTGTTCTGGTACCTTGACGTACTGGAAGTATATTAAAACCGGCCTCCTGAGAGAGCCGGTTTTTTAGTAGTTCAAGGTGCCAGTCATCTACACAAATATACATAACGTCAAGATGGTGTTCATTGACAAAATTTACAATGTAATCATATATATCATCGTCTCTTACAAATCCGGCTGGGTCTTTAGTGATTTCACAAAATCCAAGTTTTTCAGCCGCTTCGTAATCAATACCATCTTGCTTTGACTTTGTAACAATTGACATTTGAGCATAATGTAATGGTATAAAAGCATGTGGATGCACATAGTTACGCTTACCTCCGTTTTTGTCACGATATGGAAAATTAAACGAAACTGCCGCATCATCATTAGCATATCCCTTGTCAATACCGATGTAACAAGTCCGTCCGTCAATATCAATCGGTGGCTGATCTACTACTGCATCTTCTACTTCATCATTTTGCAAGAATGTATTCTGCTTAACTGCAAGCCAAACATTCAAGTTTTTGTTTTCAAACTGGGCAATATCACCACTGACACGTGCTGCATCGCGAGCTTTTATCATTGTATCAATTTGTTCGTCGTAATCTGATTTACTTAGATACAATAACGGATTTGACTTGTACCATAAATGCGGTTGATCTACTTCATCAACAGAATCTTGTTCATAGATAATACATAAGTGATCATCTAAATCACGGCTTGAATCATCTTCCATAATACGTTTCATATCTTGCTCTTCGCGGTATAAGTATGATTCCGCATCTGGGTATGCAGTCGAAATTTGGATCAGCTGACCGTGTATTTTTTGCATCCCCGAATTGATCTTCTGCTTGTTGTCATTAATTTTTTGGGGTGACAATTCAGAAGATCCACATTCATCAATAACGCATAATCTAAAGTGAAATGAATCGAACACACCAGACTTTTGTGTCATTTTCTTTAGAGTATTTTGGTTATTGTCATCCATCTTGTCAGAAATTATACGCATTCCACGATTTCTGATCTGACGTCGGAACATTTTAGTGGCTGCCAAATGGTTGAACGTACCTGTAATATATCGCCACCCCTTATCGGCTTGTGACGTGATGGTTGCAACATATGCTGCATCCTGGTTTTTAGCTTTATCAGGATTGATCTTTTTACTGATCATACACAAGTAATAATACATAATCAGAATGTTTGATAGATAAGTTTTTCCATTCGCACGTGCAACTGACAAGACAACATCGGTAAATCGATGATTTCCATGCTTGTCTTTCCAGCCAACCACCTTACACAACATTGATTTTTGCCAGTCGGCCAAAGGCATCGGCCGTCCAGAACCTGGTTCAGGGCAATTCTTAGCGAAAACCATTAGTCGACGTGTCTCGTTTAGGTCATAATGGTATTCAAAGTTTGGATCTTCAGTCTGACGCCTAAGGTCTTGCAAATGACGAAAAGAATCAAGCTTGATTGCACGGGATGTTATGTATTTTTCATTGAGCACGTCAAAAGCATATTGAGTAGCCGGATCTTTATAATCGTTTCTGATTTTGTCATATGATCCCAGCGCATCTTCGTGCTTGTAAGCTTCAATGATTGCTGAAGATGGCTGGTTTTTGAAATTGTGCTTTAACACCCAACCACCTCCCATATCGTTATTTAATTAGTATCCAGCTTCATTTTTTAGCTGTTCGTCTGAATAATCGTCAATATCGTTATAATCATCGTCATGCTTGATGTCTTGTGCCATCGCTAGCAGACTAGCACGGGCTGCTGGTGTCATTCCCAACGTTTCACAATAAGACTTAATCTTAGTGGTCGCTGCATTAAGAGTTGTGACTGCCGGATTCTTCTGATAACCAAGAAACTGAGTACCGACGACATTGCCCATATGGTCCTGAAGCTGTTTTTCCAGCTTGAATTGAATTCCTTGGGGATCATCCCCTCCAAAGATCTCAAAATATGCTTCGTGTGCCAGTTGCATTTGACGACAAAGCTCAATAACAACACTCTGATCAATCTGTTTAATCAGTCCAGCCTCATTTAATGATTTTGCAATGTACACATAAATATCTTTTGCATATCCAACAAGTTCATCAGGTGGGGATGGATCAAGTGAACTCATTGAGGCGTCGTGCTCTTTGAGCTCTTCGGTTGCATCCCGTTGATATTTGCGGTCTTTTGAATTGTTTGTTAGTTTTCGTTTACGTCCTGCAATGAGTATCACCTTCTTTTCATGAAAATGCTGATATGTCAGCGTTTGTGAGACCCCCGGAGGGCCATTTATTTTAAAAATGTCACGGTTAAACTCCTTGGTCCATTGTACGTACGCTCTTCCTAAAGCCTTATCCGGCGGGCTTTTAAGAAAACCGTTGAGTATCAAGGGTTTTCGATGTGTTCAAAAGCCTTTAATATCAACGCATTTCGACACATTCGAAAATATCATCAAGAAGCCAATGAAGACAACGCTCAAGTTCATTAAATGAGATGAATCCTGCCTTGTATTTATCCATCAGAATATCAATGCTGTGATGATATTGTGTTTCAGTTGATCTATCCATCGAAGTCATCCCCTTTAATTAATTGTTTCCACTTCGCTTTTGTCATAGATTTAAGTTGTTGATCAGTCATTGTCTCCTCTAATTTTGTTTTAGTGTTGTGTTCTTGTCTTGATAACAGCCATAGATTGCGATCATCAAGAGGATTACCACATAATCTACGTGGAATAATATGATCAACGATGTAGTTATGGTCAGTCAACATTCTTCCAGAAACTCCAGAAGTCATCATGTCACGGACTTTAACGTAATCTCTAGTTTGAGTCCATGGTTTTGAATGGTAAAACTGATTTGCTTCTTTGTCTCGTTTGAATTGATTATAGTAATGATTACGTGACGACTTTGACAACTTAGAATCAGTTGATGGCTGATTATGACGATATGCTTGAGACATTACAGATGCATGCTGTTTACAGTAACGAAATCTAAATGGGATAACCTTGTGACATCCAGTATATCCACACTCATGAACAACAGGCATTATGACTCATCCCCGTTTCCTTCTTTCTTAATATCGTTACTGTACACCAATGCATCTTCCGGTACGTTGTTCTTATCGTTGCTTGAATTGTCATCAGATTGTGACAAAGCACTAAATGAAGAAATCATCTTAGTAGTCGTATCGTTCAGCTTCTTCATATTTTCTTCGTTCATCGACAAGGTAGCAGATTGGACCCACGCCAAAGTTTTCAGGCTGTCGTCGATAGAACCAAGATGATTTAACAAGTTATCCAAACGACTAACATATTTCTTTAACTTATCCAAGTTAGTATTAACGTTATTAAGTTGTTCAGTTAATTCTTTGTTTTGATTATCCATAATTAATTACATTCCTTTCTTATTATGTACTAAATAAATAACCAGAGCGATTACCAAGAATAACAGTAAAGCCACCAGATCAATTGCTAACACGGCAATTATCGGCAAAAATACGATTAACCAGCTAATGCTTGCTAAGCCCACCAGCTTAACGACGGCTAAGACAAACGAGCAGACAACAGCTAGATTAAACAAATTAAAATCAATATTGATGTTCGGATTGTTATTCATCGTTGTCACCGTCCTTGTCGTCGTCATCTGTAAAGTATTTAGAGAGTAAATCAAAAACATAATTACTTTTGTAGGTTGATCCAACAAAAATTTTAAATTGACGATCACGCTCCATATCTTCAAATAATTTGACTAACTTTTTATAATTATTAGTGTTGTATTTTGGGTCTTCTAAACGTTTATCATGCAAAACTTCTGAAATAGATTTGTTTTCAGCGAATACCGGATAATATTTTGGATGGTTGGGATCGAAAATTTTAAGTCGTGACTTAAATTCAAAATCGAATTTAATTGAATCCTCAATTGACAACTTTAAATATTCAACAGCTGCCACTTGTTCACGTAAGTCATCTATAAAGTTAATTAGTGTGAGCTGTTGCTTTGCTAATTCGTAAAACATATCTGCATTCATAAATAAGTCATCCTTTCATTTAACAAGTCCTTTAGTTCAATAACAACAAAAAGCCCGATGGTTGAGTTGCACAACCAATACCAAGCAGAAAGGACCGCATATTACTCATAAAGGAGCAGAAAAAAAGACTTGGTACATAACTGCATTCGGACATATAAAGTGGCATCATATCTAACACCACTTATATATTGATTAGATTAGATTATAGAAAGGGAGAAAATGTTGTGAAAACCAGCTAAATTTAGCTAAAATCATGGCTACAGCAAGAAAACGCTCAGGCTGTAACCATGCAACATTAACTAAATAGCATCATCAAGAGTTAATCGTGAGGTTTCGGTTAACGGGTCGTTGTATAAGTAGTTAATACTCGTAACACGGTGTTGATTAGTCGTGAACACTTCGAGCTTGTGGCCAGCCATCGTATAGCCGTTGTCTTGCTCATAACGATCTTCCGGTTTGATTGTTGAACACTGGTAAGCAGTTACACCGTCGTCGTTTTCAGCAATTTTACGGATGACATTCTTGTGATAATGACCTGATAGACTAAGGCGATCTGTTGCCTTTGCCCACATTTGAGGTTGTTCAACTGACATTAAGTTAGCCATCTTGTTAGTTGCAACGTCTCCATGAGAAACGGCAACCATGACGTGATCCAACATAAAATAAGTTCGTGTTTTGTCGGTTAAGTGAAATGTCGCAAAGTTCTTCCATTTTAAGCTCATTGCATACATCCAAAGATAAGCCTTATCATAGTCATGATTACCGCCAATGCTGATTACATCAACATTATCAGCGTGTGCATGAACCGAACGAATCAAATCGTCAAAAAATGACGTTGCATCTGACAATGCTTTGACGTTGTCCACGTGATCAAGCTGTGTGTTTTTAGCCGTCTGTGTTTTCGTCATGAAATCGCTGTGGAAGACATCACCACCAAAAACGATTAAAATATGACGATAATGCTTATGTTGAATCATATCTTGAAGATTTAACAAATAGACATAAGCCGTTTCAATATCCGTAATTCCAAAATGCAAATCAAACAAAGGGATGATCAGGTTTTCGTCAAGTTCACGAGTCTCAACAGCATATTTAGTCTTGACTGGTTCTACTGGCTGGACTTGGTTATTAATAACACTAATAAACTTATCTGTTGTTACATCCTGATTAATTGGTGAAACCTTAATACTTGCAGAGATAAGCGGTTGGCCTGTCGTTTTGTCCTTACCCCATGCAGAATACTTGAAACTATCCAACTTAAAATAATCAGGATTATAACCGAACAAATTTAACACATCAGCATCTGACAAGTCCTGTGCATCGTTAACAGCTAGAATCTTATTAGCAACAGCTGAGCCATCACTGTTACGGGTTACACTGCCAAATTCAAACTGATCATCAGTTGTTGAGTTCGTGTCGGTATCGCGGTTGTGAAGCAGACGGTACACGTACTTAATCTGTGTATGGGTCAAGTTGTAACGATCCATTAAATCAGATTGTGTTAATCCTGCCTGCCGGTCTTGTTTAATTCGATTTAAAAAATTATCATCATACTTAATACTCATAATTTATACAGTCCTTTACTTTAAAATAGTTAAAGCAGCCGTACTTTGTTTTGGCTGCCTTCGTATCATCACTATTTATCTAATTCTTTCATCATAATAATAGTAACACAAACTGGTGTTCGGTGAGTCTCAATTTAGTATCAACTTTATCTCATCAATTAGCCGCCAAATTGACGCTCAAAAGTTGGCTCATGGCTTAATCGCTTGCCCCGCTTGGATTTACGTAACGCTTACTAAAACTGGAGCTAACCAAAATAGGTTAGCTCCAGAGCTAACACCTTGTCATTATTGACGTTTAGAAGCGCAGGAGCTAAGTCGAGGTTTCGATGCACGAAACCATCTCTACATGAGAGCCTCTTATATATAGTTTCATGCAAAAAATAGCCTACTTAGCTCCTATGGACCGGAAAGCCTTTAATATCAGTCAAACTTATAGGAGGCATACTTTTTATGTTTTAGCAAGCCCTTTGAAAATCCTTTATTA